ATTAAGGAGGAATTATCTAAAAAGCCAATGACATCTTTTGATACAGAAGATGGTATAGGTTTTGCAATTGATCCTGACAAAATAGACGAAATCAGTGATGATGAAGTTGATGATATCGTTAGCAGTATGTTAAAAGGTAAAGGAATATCATTCGGAAATAAAGATAATGACGAATCAGAATAAGCAGAGAGATCTTATCCAAAAGAATGCCTTAAAGCTTTCTAAGAAACATAGATTTCTTTGTTTAGAATGGTCAACCGGGGCAGGTAAGACAAAAGCTGCCCTGGATATTGCCGAAGATATACTAAAGTCTAACCCAAATGCGGTTGGATATCTAGTTTGTAAGGAGAGTACTCATAAGAAGAATTGGGTATCTGATATAAGTAAGCATAACAAGAAGTCTGTTGAGAAAAATCTCAAGACTATACTGTATGCATCTCTTAAGAATCAGAATAAGCCTGCAGATTTTATTATTTTAGATGAGTGTCATGCACTTACACCTAAAAGAATACAATATATGAGACAAATCTTACAACAAGGCACTAGAATCATATTTTTGTCTGCTACCATTCCAGATGAGAAGAAAGACTTAATGAATAATCTTTGCAAAAAGGTTCATTACAATAAGATTTCTTTAAATAAATCATTTGAAATGGGATTACTTCCAAAACCAAGCTTAGTTATACATTCACTTCACTTACATGACAATATAGTCGATAAGGAATGGGAATTTGTAGCTAAGAAAGCAAAGGGTAAAGACCTTAAGTATGTTAAATGCACTCATGACGAGATGTACGAGACTCTTAAGACACTTCCTAAAGGAGTTGGCCTAATATGTACAGGATCAGAGAAAGAGCACTACAATGCTCTTACAAAGCAAATGGCATATTATGAAGAACTTTCTCACAAGCAGGGAGTTCCATACGAAGTAAGACAAGGATGTAGATTTAAGTACCTCAACATAGCTTCAAACAGAAAGAAATTTATTGCGGAAGTCAAGACGGCCAAAGTAAAAAGACTTGTAGAAGGATTTAGACTAGATAACAATAGGTTTATATGCTTTACAGGTTCAATAAAACAAGCTAATGAAATCGGATCAGCAAATGCAATACATTCCAAGAACACAAACGAGTACAATCAAGATTTGATAGACTGTTTTAACAACTTAGAATGTGATGAACTTTTTGCAGTAAAGATGCTTAGAGAAGGTGTCAACTTAACAAACATAGAAAAAGGTATAATAACACAATTAGATAGTGGTATTGGATCTTTTTATCAGATGTTAGGTAGATGTCTAAGACACGAATTCCCAGAAATGCACTTAATACTGCTACAAGGGACTCAAGATGTGAAGTATTTCAAAAGATCAATGAAAGACTTTAACGAGGATTATATAACATGGAGATAAATAATATATGGACGACATAACAATACCTGTTAAAAAGGTAGTAGAGCAAGGTCTTTCCATTAGTGAATATTTAGCACTTTATAACATAGCAAACAACTTCTCAATAAATGGGTTGATAAGTAGCTCTGTTAAAGTGCTAGTCTCACTAGAGAATAAGGGTTTTATTAAGATGGCTGACAATCAGACATATCTTAGGAGCAAGGCCAATGCATTCTTTAGTGTTAATGAAGATCATTTTACTGAATGGCTCGATACCTATCCAACAATGGTAGCTAGAAAGCATGGAGGTAAGAGGGCTTTGTCGCCGGCAGGTGCTGATACCATATTAGGTAAAAAGTTACGTGCTAAATGGGATAGAATATTCAAGAAAGACGCACAGGAACAATTGAAAGCTATTAAAGTTTTAGAACTTCAAGTCAAAGACATGAGGAAAAGTGGAGACATAGAATATATGGTCGAAGCAACTAGATGGCTTAATGAAGGGTATCACGAGAAATATTCATACTTACTCGAGAATGATACAGGTACTAACAAGTATGAAAATGAAGACTACATGTAAATGGAAGAAGGTAATAAGGAAGTTGGCATGAATAAGGTCAAGAGAAGATTAGAAGGGCTTAAGGAAATAAAAGCAAAGAAGGATGCGGGATCAATATTCTGTATTCCATTTGAAAATTACCCTAAGCTTTCTGAATCAATACCTGGAGTAGTTCCGGGTATGATACAGATGGTAACAGCTGCATCAGGTGTAGGTAAAACGCAGGTTACTAAAGCTCTCTATGTTAGGGAACCTTTAGAGTACGCTCTTAAGCATAATATAAAGCTTAAGATATTTTACTTTGCACTCGAGGAGTCAGAACAAGAATTTATTGACACAATGATATGTAATTTTATATCTTCAAGATGTAATATCAGTATGGATTTACTTACACTGCAGGGCTTTAGAGAGAAATCTCTTCCACAGGATAAGATTGATCTTATTGATGAGCACATAGAAGACATAGAATTGCTGTTAAAGGACGTAGAGATAATAGATTCTGTGTATAATCCAACAGGTATATATAAATACTGTCGTGATTATGCTGATAAGAATGGTACTCATGTATTTGAAGACAGGACATTTATAAAGAAGAAAAGTGACGGAACCACCAAGAAGGAAGTTCACAAAGTTTATTCTCATTATGTTCCTGACGATATGAATCAGATGACTATTGTTATTGTTGACCACATAAGCTTGCTTACCCCTGAGAAGAGGAAAGATGGAGCTATGATGAATCAGCATCAGACCATGGCACACTGGAGTACTAACTATGCTTTAAAGCAGGTTACGAAACATTGGAATTGGGCTGTTGTTAATGTGATACAGCAAGAGCAGTCGGGTGAGAAAGAGCAATTTACCAACAAAGGTGAAAGTGTTCAGAAAAAGACTGAGCCATCATTGGCCGGTTTTGCTAACAACAAGGAGATACAGCGTGATGCTAAAATAGTATTAGGTGTTTACTCACCGGATAGGTATGGATTTGAAGATTATCATGGTTATGATATCCGAAGATTCCGTGATACATTCCGAGCAATAAAAGTTCTAAAGAACAGATTTGGTGCTCCGAATAAGTATTTTCACTACCTATTCGATGGTGCAACTAATAGATTTGGAGAATTACCTAAAGCTAGTGAGGCAGACAAAATGGTCTTGTTTCATAATGCTGCAGATAGACTTCTAGGTAGAGTTGTAGCCCCAAGATCATCCAAGAGTAAGAATTTTGGAAAATAAAATAATTAATAATTTAAAAAACAAAAAATGGGATTAGATATGTATGCGTATCGTAGAGGTGCGTGCCAGAGTAAAAAAAAGATGACTCAGATTGCTCAGTGGCGTAAACACAATAGACTTCATGGTTTTATGGAGGATTTATGGATAACTAAAGGTTTGCAAAAAGGAGAGATTAGACTTGCCGATAACTTTAACTGTGTTAATTTAAGGCTTAAAAAGAAGGATATAAAATTACTTCGCAAAATGATAGTGTCTAAGGATTTGCCAGAAACAGAAGGATTCTTCTTTGGTGGTGATTCTTATGATCATTACTCTTATTATCTAGAGGAAGATTTAAAGTTTCTTGATGAAGCAGAAAGAGCCTTTAATAATGGAGAAAAAGTATATTACTCATCATGGTGGTAAGTAATAATCTGATAGGGATATCAGGAAAAATTGGAAGCGGCAAAGATTTGTTATTTGATATAATAAATTATCTTGCCGTGGAAAATGATTGGAACAGTTTTGAGCACTATATGTACGAATGTCATATTACAGAATACGAAAACAAAAAGTTTGCTTATCCTATTAAATGGATAGTAGCAGTTTTAATAGGATGTGATATACGTCAACTAGAAGATAGAGAGTTTAAGAATAAAGAACTAGGGGAAGAGTGGAGAATATGGCAGGTTAGTTATGACACTGAGAGACATCTTTTTAGCGATAAAAAGGAGGCAGAAAAAATGTGTGACGAAATATGGGATCACACTGATTTTATAGAGACATTCTTATTAACACCTCGTAAACTCTTACAACTTTTAGGTACTGAAGCAGGTAGACAGATTATTCACCCTAATATATGGGTAAATGCTTTGTTTGCTGATTATAACCCTTTAGGATTTGACTATAAAGGTTCTGTAGGTAAAAAGATAAAAGGCTCTTGGGTTTATCCTAATTGGATAATTACAGATGTTAGATTCCCTAATGAAGCTAAAATTATTAAAGATAAAGGTGGTATCCTTATTAGGGTTAATAGAGATAATGGTACAAGAGCCATTGATGTAAACCCTCACCCATCAGAAACAGCTTTAGATGACTATAGTGATTTTGACTATGTAATAGAAAATGACGGAACAGTACAAGATTTGATTGACAAAGTGAGAGCACTTAATATTGTGCAAAAAATCTCGTAACTATCTAAGGATATGTCGATTAAATTTCGTATATTTGTATAAGTAATAATAATTAATAAAATAATAAAATGAGTAAAGTAGCATACCCAGAAATTGACAAAACAAATCTAGATAATGATTTCGATGCTTGTGGATTAGAGATGAAGCCATTTCAGCAAAAGTTTGAAAGTGTTTTTGAGACATTTAATGTTGATCCATCTACGGAAAATCCAATGGCTGTTTTGACTGAGATAATAGAAAATGGTTTCTCAAAAAGAGAAATAGCATTTCTTGTAGCGAAGGATATATCAGAGCAAGTGAGAACAGAGATAGAAAAAGAATCGATTAGTAACAATGAAAAATAGAAAAGTATGGCAAATAAAATTTTAGTAACAGGCTATAGTGGTACGGGTAAAACTTACTCTTTAGCAAATATAAATCCGAAGGAAACGTTTATTATATGTCCTGACGAAAAAGCACCACCATTTAAAGGTTGGAAGAAGAACTATTTAATGAAGGATCCTGAAACAGGTAAATTTAATCCTAATACATGTAACTATTTAAAAACTACTGATTGGGAAAAGATTAGAGCTGCCATGGCTTTTGTAAGTAACAAAAGACAAGATATCAAGTATGTTGTGATAGATACTATTACGTATGCTATGATTGGCGAGTTTATGGACAAGGCTAAAACTGTAGGTTACACTAAATTTACTGAGATGGGTGATAATGTTTATAAGACATTGAAATCTATTGATGGGCTTAGAGATGACCTTACTGTAATAGTTATGGCCCATACTGAGACTAAAAGTTTTAATGGTGTTGACAGAACTGTATTTGGCGTACCTGGTGGTAAGTTAGTCCAAGACGTTGTTAAACCTGAAGGAATGTTTAGTGTTATACTAGAGACTATTGTGGAGAAGAAAGGTAATGATATTACTTACGGATTCATGACACAAAACAACACTACCAATATGGCTAAAAGTCCTGCAGGAATGTTTGATAGTGAAATTGTACCAAATGACATGAGTGCAGTATTAGAGGCAATTCGTTTATTCGAAGAAGGATGATGAGAATAGTAAAGGCCTTTAAGGCTTATTGGAAATTGTTAATAGGTGGGCACAATCCTATTAGCTAAAAAAACAAGGGAGGTGAAATTCCTCCCAATATTAACAATTAATAAAAACACACAAAAAATGAATACAATAATTTTTGGTTCTAAAAGATTAGGACAACAACTATCTGCAGTATCTGCAGGAGACAAATATGCTGATAGACCTGTAGTAACAGTTGAGGCAAACAAAGGAGCGAGAAAATCTCGTAGATTATTATTTAACACTAAGGCATCACAATTGTTGGGTCTTGATAACGGAGATGTACAAGAATTAGTATTTGCTTCTGTTGAAGGTGATAACCGTCAGGTTTTAGTAGCAAATAAAAGTTTAATACCTGCAGCTGACCAAGAGAATGTAGTTTCTTACAAGACGTCTAAGAATAGAGTTGCAAATGGAGAAGATACGAAAGAGAAAAGTAAAGCAATTACCTCATCTTTCTTTTGCAAAGAAGTATACTCTTTCTTAAATATTGATGAAGACGGTGAATCAGCTGAATTCTATTTAACTGCGTTCCCATCAAATGATATTGAGGCACATGCTTTAGTACCAGTTGGCCAAGAACCTGTTATAGAAACTAATGGTGGTTCTAAGACTATGGCCGAAGTACAGGATTCTGTTACAACAGAAATTGCAAGACAAGAGGCGGCTGACAACATTCTTATGGAAGAGAATGAAGTAGCTGTTGCTAATGCTGAATTGGATGTTGAAGACTTTAACGAAGAAGTTGAGGCTATCGAAGTTGTAGAAGAAGAAGAAGTAGCAGTAGAAACTGAAGAAGAAGACTCCGGTAGTGACTGGGATTTAGATTCTGTTGTAACAGAAGAAGAAGATCATGCTCAAGCTGCAGCAAATGTAAAGGTTCAATTACAGGAGGAAGAGTCTGAGTGGAACTAAGAACAATTAATTAAGTAATATGGTAAAGGGGATCGCCTTAAAAGATCCCCAAATTTTAAATACAATAGTAAATTATGAGTGCATTCGGAAAAGAACAAAGTGCAGGTGGAGGATCAGTGAAAAAATTACATACTGGTGCTGCCAATTTTAAAGTAGTAGGAATTAACCCAACAAAAGAAGAGTTAGAGGCTATTTATGGTCGTGAGCTTAACTTTGATCCAGAATATATCGGTGAAACTACCGTTACAGATTCTGAGGGTGAGCGTAAAGCTCGTCAAATTAGGTTAGATTTCTATTTGACTAATGAAGAAGAAGGATTAACTGAGAAAATTCAGTTTTATGTAGCCGATACATTCCATAAGTCTCAAAGTGGGAAATACAAAGTGATTAATTCATTTGGTAAAGACACTTGGTTGACTGAAGAAGCTATTAAGACTAAAACACTTCCTGACAACATGAAGTGGTACAATGCAGATGGGGTAAAAGTAGCTAAGCGTGGAGAAGTTGAATTAATCAACTTTCTAGTTAACTTACTTAACTTACCTTGGGATCCAAGTAAGGCAACTGATCCGTCAGATTGCTATGCACGTATCGACAAGCCTGAGTGGGAAAAGATTTTCACAGGAGATGTAAGTCTTCTTAAAGGTATCATCGACAATACAAACAATAGTATTGGTGTATTATTAGGTGTTAAGACTAAAGGAGATGGTAAAATGGTGCAGACCACTTTTAACCGTAATACTTTACGTCAGTATGTTATCTCTGGAACTAGAGCTGACAAATTCAAATACTTACTTAAAGACCTTAAGTCTTCACAAGACGCAGGAGCCTTTGGTAATGTAGACTTTGGCCCACTAGATTTAAGTCTACGTGAGCACCAGGTTACACCTAGTGAAGTTAACGCAAGTAACACTAATCAATTTGATGCTTTTGCTTCGGCAGAACCATCGGAAGATGCAGTTACCATGAGTGACGATGACTGGCTATAATATATAGCATAATTAATTTAATAGACCCTCACAGCAATGTGGGGGTTTTTTAACCTTTAAAAACAACAAAAATGAGTTTTGGTAAAAGTAGAGATTACAAGGATTTGCCCACATCTAATTCAATATTAGCGTGTGTAAATGAATTAGATATATTTGCCTACTATTTGGGTGGCGAAGTGCCAACCAAACCAATTAGTAGTCCTTTTCGTGAGGACGTTACACCATCATTTAGCTTGTTTCATAGTAAGGACTATCAAACTATACTATTTAAAGATTTCGCAACAGGAGAAGTAGGCAACTGCTTTGTATTTGTTATGAGATTATTTAATTTGAGAACTAAAGTTGAAGCAATCAATAAGGTTGCTGCTGACTTTAATCTTACACAGTTTGAGATTCCTAATTCTATTCATTCCCTACCAAAAGGTCAAGTGTACACTAAAACAAATAAAACCCTAAATAAAGGGAGACTTAGAATAAGTGTTACCACGAGAAATTGGTCGAGAAAGGATAAAGATTATTGGAACAATAAATATGGATTAACAAAAGAGCAATTGGAATACTGCAATGTATATCCGATATCGCATTTCTTTATTAATGGATACTGTACTAAAACTAATGACCATGCTTATGCATTTGTAGAAGAGAAAGATAATATTCAGACATTTAAAATCTATCGTCCTTATGACGTAGAGAATAAATGGATTAATAATAACGACTATTCTACATGGGAATTATGGACACAGCTTCCACAAAATGGAGAAACATTAATAATAACAAGTAGTCGAAAGGATGCTATGGTTATAAAGAGTTTATTTCCAACCAATGTAATTACATCATGCTCTTTACAGAGTGAAGGGGTTAATCCTAAAGATAGTGTAATAGATGAGGTTAGAGGTAGGTTTAAGAATATCTACATAATGTATGATAATGACTTTGATAGCGATAAGAATAGAGGTAGGATAGCTGGTGCCAAACTAGCTTCCCAGACAGGATTTACACAAATAGAGATTCCGGATGGATCTCAAGTGAAAGATCCTTCTGACTATATAGAGAAATTTGGCAAAGAACAATTAAAACAATTAATAGAACAATTAACAATTAAATAAAAATCACCATGATTACAAGAAAAATTAATACAAATTTGATGAAAAAACTAGAAACATTCAGAGTAATGGCTCTAGGGGAGGCTTTAAGAACTCCAATATTATTGATCGGACCTCCAGGTGTAGCAAAGACTGCTGCTGTAATTGATTTTGCGAAAGCATCATTGGGTACACTTAAAGGAGAAGATTTGTTTCTTCTAGAAACAGATGAAGGAACAAAGAGTAATGCAATTAAAGGTAATGTAGATTTAGAGGCATTAACCACAGAGAACAAGTACAAAGTAGATTCACCTATGACTAGAGCTAGAGTTGTTGTTGTCAACGAGATTGACAAAGCATCAGCATCTTTAAGAAATAGTTTATTAGGTGTTATGAATGAGCGAGTATTGTTTAACGGGAAAGAAAAGTTACCATGTAAGTGGACTAACTTTATTGCTACGTGTAATGAAATCCCTGACGATGAGAAAGACTCACCATTCTGGGATAGATTTCTAATCACTCATGATGTAAAGAGATTGAGTCCTGCTGATATGATGAAGTACTATGCTAAGGGTGGTAAGACATTCAGACAGAATCACAACATTTCTTTACCAGAAAAGGCTGATATAGATGCTATAGATTTAGATTTTTCCAAGATTAAGACTATCTTAGATTCTTGTCATTCACACCTTTCAGATCGTGCATTATCATTCTTACCAACATTGATTAAGAATGTTATGTGTGTATGGGGTTATGACGAGAATAGAGGTATGATTAAGACTGTTGAGCTTTTAGTAGGTAAGAGTGTAGCAAAAGATGTTGCTAAGAATCTTGTACCTGCACAGGTTAGAGAAGTATATGATCGTATTGACGCCATAGGTATGTGCGTATCATCTGATGAGTACAATGCTGCTTATGACAAATTTGAGGAGGCTTACGAACTTGCTAAAAGATTGGGTCTTATTGCTGAAGCTGACACAGAGCAGATAGCTTCTAGACTTTCTGAAGAGGAAGGTAAGTTAGAATTCTTGAAGGATGATGAGTCAGTATTATCACAAACTCAAGCTATATAATGAGTTTATTCGGAAGAAAGACAGGATTTACAGGAGGGAGCTTTACCGCTCCTTCCTATGATCCTTACGGAATATACAAAAACTCCATGGCAGGAGATTTTGGATTTAGAGCAGACGAGCACGTTGTTATACCGGGAGTAACCGCATTTGAATCTCTTAAGCTTAGACGTATTAAAAGTTACGTTCAAGATAAGACAAATAAAGAATGCACGTTATCTCAGTCACTAATAAACGATATTTACAGTATCTTTGTTAACGCAGATGTGAAGAAGAGACCAAAAAATAAAACTAATGCTATTAGGCATAAAGTTGTAGATAAGGTTTATGATTCATTAACTAAAGTTGTAACTACTGATTCACCTTTGTTTTCTAATATATTAACAAGAGAGCTAGCATTAGCTCTTCAGAAAGTTGATGATGAGATTAGAGAGGAACAAAAGCAAAGAGGAGAAGAGCCTACTGGATTAGAAGGAGAAGGAAATGAAGGAGGAGAGATGGGTAAAGGTGAAGAAGGAAAAGGACAAGGTCAATCAGGAAATAAAGAAGGTCAAGAAGAAGGTGAAGGAGATGGACAACCTCAAGATAATAGTAGTAACCAAGGAGCTAGCAAAGGTTCTGAAAGTTCTAGTGTTAGAAGAGATCAGTATGAAGAATCTGTTAACAAAGCTTTAGAAAAAGCCACTAAGGACATTAGCCAAGCTAAGGAACAGGCTGACAAAAAGATCAAAGACTTAGAGCAACAATTAAGTAAAGATGCTTTAAATGAATTGTCTGATGGTAATCCTGAATTCTTAGATGAGGTTGACAATTTGAGAAAAATTCTTAAAGGATTAAATTTCAATAAGAATAGTATCCGAACCGTTCTAGATAAGATTCTTAATGAATCACAGAATTACTTTTCTACTAAACATAGTGTTGTTGAGGAGAATTTGTTTGAATGTGAGGAGTGTGAGGATTTATTTGGTCTTGAGTTTCTTAATCCTATATTTAAGAATGCAGAAATACTAAACATGGGTAACAATACAAGGAAGTATAAAGGTAAGTTTGACTTATTTTTAGACTGCTCTGGATCTATGACTAGTGATGAAACATTCGAGGGTAGAAGTATTAAGATGATAAATCTTGCTAAAGGTATAGCTATGACTTTAAAGAAGATGGGTTTAATAGAGAACCTATATTTCTTTGATACTCAGATATACGAGATATCTAATGTAAATGATATTTCTATCTTAGCATTTTCTAGATCAGGAGGTACTGACTTTAACAAAGTAATGGATGTAATACGTGAGAACAAGAACAATTCTGTTATAGTGACAGATGGATTTGACAGTTGTCACACATATGACAAAAGAGCATTCTGGATTGGTATTGGTGGAACACAATTTGAAGGTTATGGAAATGATGCTTTTGAGCAATTCCGTGCAAACAGACAATGTGTTAGCTATAATCCAAGTAACAGTAAGTTCGAATATTGTCGTAATGATTAATAACCAGGTAATGCCCCTATTTCGGTAGGGGTAATACTATAAAAAAATGTAGCATGATTTTTGTACCAGGGAACATTCCCTCATTAAAAAACTCAAAAGTAAAAACAGCTAGAGGGATATTTAGTTCCCCTACCGTTAATAAATTTCTTAGGTCAATTGGAATACAAAAGTTTAACTCTCGTAAAAAAGAAGTTAAAGGATATGTAGACCCTACTAGACCCAATCAATTTGATGCTTTACGAGAAGAGTTTATGAAAATGAAAGCTCACACAAGTGATCCAATAATTATTGGATATCACCAAGTGAGAAATAGTAAGAGGTTATTTGACTTTAGTAATAGTGTAGAAATCGTACAAGATTTAATGACTGCACATGACTTTATAGAAGATGACAATGTTAAACACGTATTCCCTGTACCCATGAGCATTGATGGTCAATTGATTGATCAAAACAACCCACGGGCTTTTCCACTATATAGTGTGGACAAAGAAAATCCAGGAGTATACATAAAGTTATTTTAAAATGGATGAAACAATAAAAGACGCAATAAGAATATTAGATAATGCTTACCAAGTTGTTATGTCACTAGTTGGCAATAGTGAGAAGGAGTTAGATAAGATACAAGAAATCTTATCAGGTATAGATGATGTTCAAAATAAAATAGAAAACTTATAATATGGGAACAAGTAAATTAAAGACAGCAAACAAAGTCTTTGCAAGGTTATCATTCTCTGACATGGTTATGTCAAGAGATGAGCTATTTGCAACACAAGATGAGGTTTGCTCCTGTGATTTTATGATTACAGGATATGAAGATGAAAATGGCAACGAGTGTGATTCTGATGGGGTTTATCCTGGTCAAGATCCTGCACAGGTTGACATGTTTATGTAGTATTAACAATTTAAAAATAACAAATATGATTGAAGATCACAATCTCTCCATGTCGGAGGGGGAATATAGAGATCTAGAGATTCCTTCTTATTCTATGCTTTCGAGCATAAGTAAGCAAGGCCTAGATGTCGTTGGAGGAGTTAAACAGTCTTTCAATCTTAAGTTTGGTAGTCTAGTAGACGTAATGTGCTTTGAACCTGATAGGGTAGATGAGTTATTTTACAGAGGAAGTTCTGTAAAACCACCAACACAAAATATAAGAATAATACTTGATGCAATATTGGATGTAATCACAAAACCAAATGAGCATAAAAAAAGTGGAGATTTTGTTAGGAAATATGCAAAAAATAATGTAGTTTTGACAAACTATACTGCACAAATACTTGCAGCAGCAAGAGCATTAAAGGTGTATACATCTTATAATGACGAAAGAATTGTAAAGACTGTCGTAAGTGGTGGAAGTGCATACTTTGCTGATAAATTACAAAGCCAAGGCAAAAATTTAATTAAGGATGCCATGTGGGACCATGCTGCTCAAACTGCAAATACCCTTCGTACCCACCCGTTTACTGCTAAGTTTTTTGCGACTGGAGTGAAAGATGTACAAATCTTTTACCAATACAAATTCGATACAAAAGTGAATGGGAGAAGAGTTAAGGGAATGCTTGACTGCTTGGTAGTTAATCATAAACACAAAGTGATTATACCTGTTGATTTAAAGACAGGAGAATCTCCCTGTAAGGACTTTCCTATTCTTTATACTATGCACAGATATTATATTCAAGGTGCACTATATAGAGAGGCACTTAAGACTATAGTTGACAACGACTTTGAACTTCACGGATACACTGTTAAGGAATTTGAGTTTGTATACATATCTAAATTGAATCCTAATAGACCTATGAGGTTTTTAGTATCAGAAGATATGCATCAACTTGCTCTTAATGGATTCACAGATAGACATGGAGTTGAATATCAAGGAGTTTATGAGTTGATAGACTTATACTATTATAGTAAGGAGAATGATGATGCAGACTACACTCAAGATCAAATTGATACTGAGGGATTAGTCTTGATGGACGCCGAGAGTATAACGGGAAGTAATAATTTAAACAATGAAGATAATGAAGCCAATATTTAAAGTAGACATAAAGCCTAATAAGAGTAAGACATATATGTTACCTCTTTTAATGAAACATGTCAATATTGGATTCTTAAACCTTATGCAGAATACATACTTATCTTTCCAGGAAGGAGATGATTTGTTTTGTGTTCTGTATCATTGGACAAGTTCTCACGACTTCTTAAAGTTTGAAGGAGAGTTGATGGAGCATCCTATGTATGCAGGACATGCTGACTATGGAGATAGAGTGTTGTATAAGTTTAATATTACGCACGACATGAAGAAGGCTAGACAGCTAATGATTGACGGAAATTTAAAAGGATACTCTGATGTTCAGAAACAAATCATAGGTGACTATGTATCTGAAAGAGGATTTAAAAATGCTGATAGAATCAAAAACATATTAAGTTCGAATGGAGAATTAACCTCTGCCGCACCTGATATGGAGTCTGAGACTTCTAGCAAACAAATAAGTAAATTAATTATAAAACCAGATACATTTTTATGAAAGTAACGAAAAGAAATGGTCGTTCTGTAAATTTTAATCCTAGCAAAATAACGTCTAGATTGAGGAATTTATCTGATGGACTAAAAGTAGATGCCGATGCAATGGCAGTGAAAGTAATTTCACAAATGGCTGATGGGATTACCACAGTAGAACTTGATACATTATGTATTGAGATAGCTGCTAGTATGGTTTCTTATCACCCAGATTACAGCAAATTTGCTGCACGTATATTTGTGACACAATTGTGGAAAAGTACACCAGATAGCTTCTCTGAGGCTATGAATAAGGTACAAGAAACAACAAATGTTTTAGCAGATGAGTTTATGGCTTTTGTGGAGCAAAATAAAGAAGAGCTTGACAATATGATAATTCGTGCTAGAGATTTTGACCACGATATATTTGGGTTAAGAACTCTAGAAAAGTCTTATCTATTAAGAGATAAACCAAAAGATGGTAATGTTATAGAGCGTCCACAATACATGTGGATGAGATGTGCAATTGAAACTAGTGCTTACAATATGCAGGAAATAATAGGTGCATATAATTTGATGAGTCAAGGATTTTATACTCATGCTACACCAACCTTATTTAACTCAGGAACAAGATTGTCTCAATTGAGCAGCTGTTTTCTGTTGGCAAACAAGGGCGATAGCATAGATGGATTGTTTGATACAATGAAAGATGTTGCTAAGATATCTAAGTTGGCCGGTGGGATAGGATTACACGTACACAATGTTAGAGCTAAAGGTAGTCACATTGCAGGAACCAATGGTACATCTGATGGGTTATTACCTATGATGAAGACGTACAATGAAGTTGCAAGATGGATTAACCAGGGTGGTAAGCGTAAGGGTAGCTTTGCTATCTATTATGAGCCATGGCATGCTGACATATATACTATGTTAGACTTAAGAAAGAATACAGGTAAAGATGAGATGAGAGCTAGAGATTTGTTCTATGCTATCTGGATGAATGATGAGTTTATGGAAAGAGTAGAGGCTAATCAAGATTGGCATTTATTCTGTCCTAATGTTCTTAAGAAGAATAACATTGTATTACAAAAGTGCGTTGGAGATCAGTTTAAAGCTGCATATAATGAAGCTGTAGAGAAAGAGCTATATGAAGAGGTTGTATCTGCAAGAGGATTATGGGAAAAGATTTTAGAATCTCAGATTGAAACAGGTACTCCATACATAGGATACAAAGACAGAGTAAACAAGTCTTCTAATCAACAGAATCTTGGTGTTATACAGTCTAGTAATTTATGTATAGAAATCAATGAGTATTCAGACGAGTATGAGCAGGCAGTATGTAATTTAGCATCTGTTGCTTTAAGCAAGTTTGTATTTGAAAGGAAAGGTAAAATGGTATTTGATTTTAGATTGTTTAGAAATGTGGTACAGCAGATAGTCAGAAACCTTGACAATGTCATAGATGCTAATTACTACCCAACCAAAGAAACTGAAAATTCTAATATGAAGCATCGTCCAATTGGATTAGGTGTTCAAGGATTAGCTGATGTTTTTGCTATGATGAAGATGCCTTTTGACAGTGAAGAAGCAAGAGCTCTAAATAAGCAAATATTCGAACACATGTATTACTATGCCATGGAAGAGTCTAATAGACTGGCACTCACCCGTGGAGCCTATAGTACATTCGAAGGTTCTCCATTAAGTAGAGGAGAATTTCAGTTTGATTTATATGACGGAGAGGAAGTTGAGTTATGTGGTGAGCTAGACTGGGATGATTTAAGGAAGAAAGTTGTTTATGGAGGAGTAAGAAACAGTCTTATGATTGCTCTTATGCCAACAGCATCTACTTCTCAAATACTAGGTAACAATGAATGTTTTGAACCATTTACTAGTAACTTATATACTCGAGGTACACTTAGTGGTACTTACATTATAAGTAACAAGCACTTGGTTAAAGATCTAGAAGAGATTGGAATGTGGACAGAAGATACCAGGAATGCTTTGATGCGTGACAATGGGTCTGTGGTTAACTTACCAATACCTTCAGAGATTAAGCAGAGATATAAGACTGCTTATGAAATGTCTATGAAATCTATCATTAATATGGCAGCTGACAGACAGAGATTTGTATGTCAAGCACAGTCAATGAATTTATTTATGCCTAATGCTAGCATACAAAAGCTTACATCTATGCATTTTTATGGATGGAAGATGGGTCTTAAGACAGGTATTTACTACCTGAGAACTAAAGCTGCAGTTGACGCCGTTAAGTTTACAGTACAGAAAGAAGAAGAAGTTAAGGTTGAGCCTGAAGTAAAATCAGTAGACCCTAATGACTTTAGAGCAATGATTGAGCAAGGTAGAAAAGCTCAAGAGGAAGATGATGAGGACTGTGTAATGTGCGGCTCATAAAACAATTAATAACAATTTAAAAATTTAAAATTATGATTCTAATACCAATAGTACTATTTATATTTGCAATGTTAATCCCAATTGCCTTCGGTGTATGGGGAAGAGATATTGCAAGATCAGGTGGATTAAGATTTGGATTTCTAATAGGTTTCTTTTTTGGAATCCTGGGAATCTTTACCTTATACCTAATGTCAATTAACAACAAGAACAATAAATGTAACAATAAATGTTCTTGCAAGAAGTAATATTAACGGGAGGTGTAATAGCCTCCCTTTAATTTCAATTAATATTAATAATTAAAAATCACACAAATGTTTAAAAGAAAAGAAGTAAAAAAGCCCTCTCCAGGAGATTTCGTAATGATTGGAGAGAACAAAATAAAAGAAATAACACAAGGAGCTCAGTATAACAGAAGCAGTTTTAACTCAGGTAGTCATGGACGCTATGTAAGTGGCCATAGGTTAACTAATTCTGAATACAGCAATTATTGCACCAATCAATTGTCTCCTGTAGACGCAGGTATCCTGTACTACAAAAGAGATTCAATTTTTGGCTCAGATCTTGTAGAAGTAATTCCGGTTGCATTCCTTGGAGAAAATTATGACGGAACAGCAATTGAAAAATATATTCAGAGAAAAAGAACATTCCTTGTAAACAAGAAGGATATAGATATCATGCCTACGAAAAATATGGTAGATGTTGTTAATAGAATTGGAGCTAGAAGAACAGAAAATAGTATTGAGAGATTAGAGGAACTTGGAATTCTTACTCTTGAAGATATTGGAACAAAGCTTCAAGATGTTATCAGAGCAGTAAGAGCATTGTAATGACAAGAGCTGACAGGATAAAACAAAAAGAGAAAGAAATGGAGATAGAAAGAAGGGTATACAATAGAAATATTGTAGCTATGACTTTTTGTAATGAGCAAGGGCTGGTAATATACCCATCAGCCCAAGCTCACAGCTCCAACATGGTCAAACTTTTTGTTCAGAAAGATTCTAAATTCAAGCCACTTAATGACATTGAATATGACCAAACAAAAGCAAAGGAAGTTAACGCCTATATAGCTGCAATAGATGCAGAGTATGAAAGATTATATATAAAGATGAAGGACAAGATTAACAAGTAATTACTGGAAAATAAAAAACCTATAAAAAAATTAATTTGGTGATTTGAATTAATGTTAATGTTGAAATGAGAAAACCCTGACTGTTATGGTCAGGGTTATCTTTATTACGTGGTCTTTTTTTTACCTCCGTTAATTACATTCCAAAACTATTAAGGAATTTTGCAGCATCTTTAAGCTCTTCTATAGTCTTAATATGAGGAAACAATTTTCTAAGCATAAATGTTCTCTTCAGCTCATCTTTTTTCCAACCAGATTTGTATCTTCCGTTAGGGTCAGTTATCATTTGATACATAAGTCTTGTT